GCCCAGCGCCTTGTAGCAGCGCTAGCATCGCCTGTGCATCTGAGCCCCTCAGTGAGCCCTCCAACCCAATCGCTTGCAATAGCCTATTCGATGCATCGCTGCTGGTTTTGTAGGCCAGTTCGCTTCTCGAGCCAGCAAGCGTCTTCGTCAGGTCCTCTGTCGCGAACCTCTCAGCCTGCATCCTATCTGAGCCGAAGCCTGCGCTGCCGCGATAGCGCTGAGTGAGCATTGGCAGGACCTTCTCCTGAAAGGTCTTGAGCGTTGGGTTCTCAATCGAGTCTCGATAGTAGTCCTCGAAGTTGACAGGCGCTCCCTTGTTCTTGATCACGTCCTGGAGCGCAGCTCCTCCTTCACCACCGCCAGATGCTTGCTGGATAATCTTCTGCTCCAGCGCCTCAAGCGACAAGTTCTCCAAACGTCCAAGCGGCGCAGTGAGGTCTCCGCCATACTTGGTAGCGTCGCCCTCTGACTTCCCAGTCAGCGTATCTGCCTGATCGAACTCACCGAGCAGCTTATCCAGCATCGCCTGCTGCTGCGGCGTCATCAGCGGGAGTGCGTCCTTGCTTACGCGGGAGTCATCTCCTACCAACCAGCTTTTCAGTGAGACCATATATCACCTTCCCATGGATTCAAGTTTCCAGATGAACTGATAGAACGAGAGCATAAACTGAGGGTCAGCTCCCGTTATCCTGAAGCGAATACGTCCTGCGACGACTTGTCTCTGCATATGGAAGTTGTTGTGCGAGGTATTAGTGACTGAGCCGATAGTATCCCAGGTCACTCCCTCATCTACGCTGTATTCTACCAGAATGTCATTCCCGCGCAAGTACCCCTCGAAAGTGTCATGGCGCAGCATCCCTCCCGGCAGGATAAAGTCTCGCGTCTCTAGCGTGAAGTCTATCACAGCGCCAGCGTCATCCGTGGTCGTGTAGTCATACTCATACACCTGCCCAACCTCGGCAGCACAGAGATGAGTAGTAGGTGAGTCCGCCTGCACCGCGCGACTGTTCCACTGCCATATCTGGTCTTGCCAGGCACCAACCAAGTCACTCCACGCAAAGGACTCCTGCCGTTGGAAGAATCCGTAGCCACAGAATGTGTGCGCAAATCTCCTCTCAACAAAACTCTCTCCTCCAGCGTTATATCGAATCAGTCGATCACAGAAGTCTGAGGCGTTTGAGGGAAAGAACATCCACGCTTCATCCAGCTCCTCAACGTAGAAGGCGAAAGCTCGATGGCGCTTTGATGGGTTGACATCTGACTCAGAACCAAATAGAGAGTAATACATCTTGTCTCCAAGCGGCTCATAGTCGAAGCCGCCACGATACTCGTAGATGTTCGCGTTACCTACGAATATATGAAAGTCTCCCATATCAACCACTGCGATTGGAGATAGCACTCCCTCTCCCTTAATCATATTATCGAAGTTGTAGTTAATCCCTCCCTGACCGATGAACTCTCCGCGCGCGATATTACGCTCACGATAGACAATAAGGTATGGCCCAAGGGTCTCTCCGCACATCACGAAGTCAGATGAGTCATACAGATCATCATACCCTGCCGTGCCAGTAGTCCAATTCGTTGGGTCTGTCGCATCACTCCTGCGAACTCGCTGTGGGAAGGCTGTGCCGCCTTCAATAGTGTTTAGCAAGAACAGCGCGTTGTTGTATAGGCGTAGCGCCTTACACACTGTATTTCCAGCTGATGGAAGGTTAGGGATGACTACGCAGTCTGTCCCATCATAGCGCTTTGGTGGGTTGACATTGTTAGTGAACACAAACCAGTCATGGCTTGGTAACGTATCAGAGACTACCGGGTTATCCAAGTTACCAGTGAGCGCGACTGCGAGAACAACCGCCGCTCCATTTGGAGCGTTCCTTCCAACTGGAATCGCGGCTGTGATATTGATGTGAGTGCCATCCGGCGGAGCGCCATTCACAGTTGTCTGATGCTGCGCACCATTATCTAGTATCACACCAAGCCGTAAGCCAGCTGTAAAGCCAGCACTGCTTACTACCTGTAACGACGTAGCCCCAGCGTTGGCCTGCGCTGAGAGTGTCGTGGATGCATCTCCCTTGATATACTGCCACTCTTGCGGGCCAGTAGCGAACTTATAGAGTGTCACTGTAGTGACAAGCAACAGCTCACTCGCGCCAGACTTCTTAAAAAACTGCTCCGTGAGTTGAGGTATACCAGCTACCACACCGGCGAAAGGTGCATAGCCAGTATCCTGGTAGACCTTCCCTTTCTTCAATATTACGTTCTTACATTGAAGGAACTCCTCCAGTTTGATCTGATCTGGACGCTCAAGCAGATTGATGCCACCATCACAGCGATCAGCTGTAGTGGTCTGCCATGCCTTATCACCATCAACAGCGAGAGGGTATCCCATTACACTACCTCAACGGATTTGAAGGTGTAGACTACGCCCGCTTGCATAGTCACAATATACGCCTTTGACTGTCCCGCTGCTGCGTCAGCGTCTCGCCACAGTAGTAGCTCTCCCTCGCTAGGAGTTGGCTGACTGTTCTGACTCACATACTGATGATCGACAGCAGAGAGGTCTTTGCGAATATCAGTCAGCAGACGAATCAGCTGCCGCGTTAGACTCTGCAGCTCTCTACGAAGCTCAGGATCAGTCACACCCCCAACTGAGAGCTGGATTACCGGAGCGACTGATGATACGCGAGGCATGTTAGGTCTTGATAATCCAGCGGACTACCGCTGACGGCTGCATGTTGGGGTGAGAGCTAGCTGCGTCTGCTGCACCGGAGGCTGCGATAGTGACTGTTGAGCCGCCGTGAGTGTGAGCGCCAGCTGCCTGCGCTGCGCCAGCTACAGTAGCCCCAACATCATCAGTATTGATATTCCTGACTTTGACAGTGTCTGGCCCAGCGCCAGCCCCAGCAGCCAGCACGTCATGAGAGTGACTACCATCACTCGCTATATTCACCGTGCTGCCAGCATGCCCATGATCTGGGCGGCCAGACTGCGCTGCTGTCAGTGTATGCGTCTCCGCGCCGATAGTCTGTTGTCCAACTGTCCGCGCAGTTAACCCCGCGCCTGCGCCATCACCGATCAGCGCTCGGCCACGAAGGTCTGGGAGGTTGAAGGTAGTCGCACCATCTCCCACTCCCCAGGTAGTACTTATCGCAGTGAATAGGCGAGCGTAAGTCGCCCTTGACACTGCACTCCCATCGCAGAGTAACCAGCCAGTTGGGGTAGAGGCAAAGGCAACAGCCTTCACCTCTCCCGGCAGGAACAAGCTAGCCCCACCACCAGACGTCAGCTGTATGACATTACCGTCCTGGTCCTTGTAGAACAGCTCCGTCTTCGTGCCAACTACCTTCGCATACAGTGCTACATCGTTAGCGTCGAGGGTGGGGTCACTTACTCGCTGGAGCGTTACCTTGTTGTGCTTCCCATCATGAGCGTCGCCGGCATGAGAGTGATCTACCTCAAGCCGTTCCTGCACAGCGGTCTTGAACTTGCGAATTCGGTTTGCACCATCCTTCGCATCTTCACTATCCGCCGGCAGTGTCTCGTAGGTAGCGTTCCAGGTTTCAGTGAATGCAGTCATGGCTTACTCCAGGTGTTGCTAACGTGCCTTGTCGATCTCGCCTTGAGCGGCGTCGATTGCTTCGTCGCGCATCTTCCGAATGGCTTTGGAGATATCATCCAAGTTGGCGCCGCTCGACTCCAACTCCTGCACCTTGGCGATGATGACATCTCGCTCAAGCTTGCCGACCACCGCTGATATTAGAGCATCAGCAAATACTGCAATAGAACCTGCTTTAGACTGGCTCATTTCGCACCTTCCTTTCTGGCTTGTGCTGCTACTTCACGATGGAGAATGACGATGAGGGAGCGAACAGCGTTCGCTTGGCCCGCAGCATTGATGAAGTTCCCAGCATCAACTGCCTCTTGCGCTCGGTCTACGTCCCTTCGGTATAACTTCACCTTGTCGAGGTAGCCCTGCGCCTGCTCTTTCGTCCATATCTGATCCTTGATGATTCCTCGGATCATGACGGCAGCGGTAGTGAGGGTCACGTTCGCCTCATTGATGGCGAGCTGAGGCTGTTTGCCGGCTTCGGGGAGAGCAGTCGATGCCGCAGCCCCTGGGGTCGGCTGCACAGTCCCAAGCGAGCCACAGCCTGGCAGCAGAAACAGCAGAGAGAGAAATGTAATGCGTAGTGCTTTCATGGTATTGCTCCTTTCACAAATAGAGGTATCGCTGAATGTACTTACCCATGGTGTAGAGGTCGCCGTGGTTCTCGAAATGCTTTGCCCTGCTCATTAACCACTTGGCAATCCGCTTGCGGCCTTTCTTGTCCATCTTCCCCGGCGACTTGATCGTCAATAATGCTGCTGTCTTGGTTTCCATTTTGCTCCTTTCACGGTTGAGAAACTAGATGAAGTCGCTACTTGACTCCTTCATGCTCAAGTGAGAAGTGATTTCCGTCCTTGAAGCGACCACCCCATCTACACAAGGGGTGCATCGACTCCCACTTCTCTCCGAGTGGACGGTATGCCTCGGAGGTGGGTTGATAAATATCCTCGTCAGCTTCGAGCGAGGAGTCAAGGAACAGATTGAGATCTAACGCAAGGCGCTTCCCATGCAGACTATTGGCGATGCCGCGGCCCTGAGAGGCGTAGAGTGCCGCTAGTTCAGGTGGGCGAGTCGCTTCACCAAATGTTACCTCGTAGTCGTTCGCGTAGCACCAGACAAGGAACTCCCCCATTAGTTTAGCGAAGAGCCGCTGCTTATCTCCAAGAGTCATCAGAGCTTACCTG